ATCCATAGAAGGTATGAATTTTATGGGGGGAAAATGGGGAGGCAAAAAAAGTGGTTTATATGGATACCTTGGAAGCCTAAAACTATATAATAGAGCCCTTTCTTCTGGTGAAATTTTAACTAACTATAAAGCTCAACAAGGCTTTTTTGAAAATATTTTAATCTAATGGCTATTACTACTACTCATAATTCTTACGGAGCCCCAGTTAGCATTAGTGTTAAACGGGCTGCTGCTTCGAAATATAAGAAGAATAGCGGTTTTGCCTATCCTCTCGTCGGTTCTTTTAAGCAAGTAACAGGAAACCCCACTGTGTTACAAAATAACAAAGGACCAGGGGGGTATTTTAGTAAATCATATGGGGTAGATCTTATTAGAAATAATTTAAGACAGCTTTTTCTTTGTGAAAAAGGAGAAAGAGTAATGTTACCTGGGTATGGAATGTCTTTGAATAGATATTTATTTGAACCCATGGATGAAACAACTTTTTTCTTAATGAGAAACGATATTCTTCAAACTTTAAAAAAATACTTTAGTATAGTTAAGGTTATTACTCTAGCTATTTTTGAGGATAGGTTTCGAGACCATCAGCTTATAGTAAAGCTCACTCTTCAATTATTAGATGAGTCGTTAGATATTTTTGATGTAGAGGTTAGTATAACATAATGGCATTTTCAGGAACAACAAATACAGATTTTATGAAGTTAGGGGCAATTCCTGACCAGAAAAAACAGCAGTATATCGACTATGCGGGAAATGATTTTTATTCTATTCGACAAGACTTAATCGAATATATTAAAGCAGTTTATCCATTAGATTATCAAAATTTTTCAGAATCTGATTTAGGAGTAATGCTAATTGAAATAGTAGCATACATGGGGTCCGTTTTATCTTTAAAGGGGGATATGCTGGCGAATGAAAATTATTTAAGAACAGTGAAAGTTCGTTCTAACCTAAGAAAACTTTTAGAATTGGTAGGGGTAGATATGCGGGGTCCCTTAGGAGCAGCGGCTTCTGCTAAATTAACTTGTACTACTGATCCTGTAGTAGCTAATTTTCCTCTAACTTATACGCCCAGTAATAGAGTTTTTGCTGTTACCTCGCGGGAAGATGGAGCCCCAGTAAATTATACGTTATATAAAATCGAAAATAATCTTATTCAAGATATTAAAAATGTTAATGCATCTTTTGACCTTTCAGGCGATGAAGCAGATAACGCAGTAAGTTCTGTCTTTACGAATGTGGCTATGTTAGAGGGATCTTTAAGTGTGCAGAAAGGAAATTTTGATTCATTAGAAGGGAACAAGCGAGTCTCTTTGACGGATTCCCCCATTATTGAAGGAAGTGTCCAAGTATATATTGATACAGGAAATTCTGCGGATCCTGCGAACGGATCTTATACCCAAGTTGATAGGCTATTTTCTGCGTCAGGCTTAAACGATAGAATTTTCCAAGTTATATACGATGATAATTATGCAGCCACCGTGTTATTTGGTGATAATGCTTTAGGTATATCTCCTCCAGCAGGATCAACATTTACAGTAGTGTATAGAGTAGGAGGGGGGAGTAGAGGAAATATTGGGAAAGAAATGATCAATGTGGAAACTACAGTTGAGACTGCGGGAGGTACCCCAGATGCTCTCACTATGACTACTGAAAATATTTCTAATGCTACTGGGGGCTCGGAAGCTGAAACATCCCAACATGCTAAAAAATATGCTCCCTATACTTTTAAGAGACAAGATAGAGTAGTAACTTTAGAGGACTATATCGCTATAGGCAATACTTTTAGAAGCTCCCAAGGAACTATAGGAAAAACTACTGCTGTTACTAGGGATGCTTTTTCATCAGCTAACGTTATTGATTTGTACACATTAGAGAAGGCAGATGATTTAAGGCTTCAAAAAGCTTCCCCTACATTTAAAGAACAATTACTTGCAGAAATTGAGCCTAAAAAGATGTTGACTGATGAAGTAGCTGTCGTAGATGGGCTCGTTAGAACTTTAGATCTAGTAGTGACTATACGAATTGATAAAGAATCCGAAGCGATTGAAACCCAGATTTACCAAGAAGTATCTCAAGTTATTCTCAATCATTTCAGTATTGATAGTGCTGATTTTGGAAAGCCTTTTGTGGCATCGGAGTTAAATAGAGAAATTTTCAGGTTACCTAGTGTAAGGTATTCTACCGTGGATAATATGCCTGAGGTTACAACGGTAGATTTTAATGAGATTATTCAATTAAACAACTTTACTATTAATACTGTGTTAGTGTAATGTCCAGAAGGTATATAAAATCATCTAAGATCAATCAGTTAGATCAGGTTACTCCTGAAATAGTTGCGGTGGTGTCTGCTAAAGATAATATCGCAAGTAGGGCTCAGACACAAAAATACTTTAAGAGAAATTATTTAGAGGCTATCAGGCAGATAGTTCCTGATTTTTATTTTGAAGATGAGGTGGCGGCTAGTGGAACTCATATCTCTTATCCTAATCAATTAATTAACTCTCATATATTAGCTAATAAACATCAATCTACTATCCTCCCTGTTTCCTCTTTAACCTACGATCATTATCTTTCGGCTATCAATACCCCTTCGGGCTTTGCCAAATATTTTTATAAGCACTATAACCCCGCTCAAATTACGCCTGATGATTTTCAACGTAATATATTATTTCCTCTAAAAACCAAATTATCTAATTACAGTACTAGTCAGGCTTTTATAGACTATGTAAGTGGAACTCTCCTACCTAGTATACCTGCTATAGCTACAGGTTATCATGAGACTGATAACTTAGCTACTCTTACAGTTAGTGCTTATGCTAATGATTCTTCGGGGACCTATAAGTATTTAGCGAATAATTTAGGGTGGCTATATTTCCTTAATAGAGAAGGTCCTACAGATGGATTTGATCCTTCTGCGGGGCTTGCCACCTTAATGACAAATACTTTTTGGAGGGGGCGATCTCTTGTACTTGAAGATGTTATTAATATTTATCAGGAATACCTGTGGAAAAATCAACCAGTTTGGGGGATAGCAGAGAAAATTATCCCTACTAATTATGTTTCAGGAGTGGATATAAGTGCAGTTACGTGG